CTCAACTATCAGTTGGATAATTTGGCCAAACCATTCTTGTTTGAACCCAATGATCAGTATACAAGGGATGCAGTGACCCGCACCTTTGAAAGCTTCTTTGGTGACATGGTGAGCTTGCGTGCTGTGTATGACTTTGCTGTGGTGTGTGATGAAACCAATAACACACCCACTCGCATTGACAGAAATGAACTGTGGATTGATATTGCTATCAAGCCCACCAAGGCAATTGAATTCATCTACATACCACTGAGAATTTTGAACACTGGTGATCCACTAATCACCTAATGGGTATAAGATGCGGAGTAGGGTGCCCTACTCCGCATTCTTGTTTTTCCATATCCATTTGGTATTCCCACAGTCCCAGATTCGATTCCACCCCTGCAATTTACGATTCTCCCATTCTGTTAGATCGGGATTATCATGAGCATTTTTACGTAGATTGTATCTGTGTATTCTCAACATGGCTTTGAAATCTATATACCAGTAGTTGGGAGGAGCATCATGGTGCCTATCAAATCCCAATTGTGCATATACATGACCGGTATTCCATCGTCTGTCGCTATAACTGATCACTTGTTGGGGGTTTATGTCTCTCACAAATTTACAGAACATCCGGCTGGCTCCACCAGATATGGTTAAATTGGGTCTTGTACACAGTCTATTCAGTTCCCACACTTGGGGTTGAGGCAAGCTGCCTTTGGCAGGTGTGAGAGCACTGAATGTCATCACACTCAACAGCTCTTGATCTTGATATAACCCATATGCATGTACTGTCTTACCCACGCCCTGAATATGATAGTCAGCACAGAATTTGTTGGCTTGTGCAGATGTGATGGATTCACAGATGAGTGATCTTGCACCTATTTTTTGTGTATTACGCCCCAACATATTTCTGATACGATCTTTGACCACTTGAGATTTGTGCAACCATTCATCTTCAAATATGGTAACCAATCTGATGCCTTGGCTGGAACATTTGTTCATTTTGTCTAAATGCACGGACTTGTGTTTCCCATGCAGTTCACTATGCCAATATAATCCGCAATATTCAATAGCCAAATTATGGTCAGGCAACAGAATATCCAATTCCTGTGGATGAAGTTGTTGTCTGTCATTGGATATCATAGCCACTCCCAAAGATTTCACATACTCTCTCAGTTCACGCTCCTGTAAGCTGCCTTTGTTTATTTGGCTACATTTGATGCAGGGTGTTCCACATGCGTGGATGCGCCATCTGAATGTTTCCATGGCCAACTGTTCCACATTATCACAAGCGGTGCACCGAAACTCTATCCTAGGATTGGGATCATCATATGCGTCTTGCAAATATTGTGATGGCGAGTTCCACGATAGAATCGTGGCGACATCTCCTACTAGGTGCTGATACCTGTTTATTCTTCTATCCAATCTAGCTTGTTGCACATGAGGGATAAGACTGGGATGGTAGACACCGTGATTGGCCATCATGGTGGCAGTCTTTTTTTCATGAACACCAGGGATCTGGCTGGGATTGGTAACCCCATATTTGGTTTCTAGTGTTTGCCTTCCTTTTTTATTCATAACTTGAGATCTTGCAACTGTACTAGCTCTTGTATTAGGACTGACCAGTGCACCATATTTTTCCAGTAATGTCTGATTGCGCTTGGCCTGCACAGCAGGATTTTGAAGGGCGTTTGGTACCCCATATCTTGCCATGGTAGTGGCCTTGATTTTCTCTTGAATGATGGTCAATTCGCCCGTTTGTTTTTTTAGATGCTGTGCACAGGAACTTGAACAGGTTTGGGTATAGTGATTATTGTTGATCCAATTGACTGATTTATCACATGTGTTCACAGCGCAATTGGGCCTGGTGGAAAGGTCATGCATGAACAGGTATATCTGTTCATTCACACTGGTTGTGAATGGGTAAGTCTCTTTGAGATAGGTGAGCCATGTAGAATTTCTCTTAACTTGAGAGTTCCATTTGTTTTTGGGTATAGAATTAAGAGATTCTTTTAAATCCTGCATGCATTGTTCCTTGTGTTCTGCGTATTTATGTCGCAGAACAAAGCATAATCATAATTATTTGGCTCGATATTTAAGATATCAAGCCCACCAAGGCAATTGAATTCATCTACATACCACTGAGAATTTTGAACACTGGTGATCCACTAATCACCTAATGGGTATAAGATGCGGAGTAGGTCAACCTACTCCGCATTCTTGTTGTTCCATACCCATTTGCTGTGTCCACAATCCCAAATTCGATTGAATCTTTGAAGTTTACGGTTTTCCCATTCAGTAAGGGTAGGATCATCTTGTGCGTTTTTTCTTAACCCGAATCTGTGCATCCTCTTGATTTGAGGAAGCTGGATATACCAGTAATTGGGAAAACCTACACTGTGTTGTATAAATCCCATGTGAGAATATACATCGCCTGTGTTCCATCTTAAATCACAATAAGTAATCACTTGATCTGGATCATGGGTCTTGACAAAGTGTGCAAACAACTTGTTTGCTGCCCCCCTAACAACATGATCCGCCAAACTACAAAGACGATTAAGTTCCCAATGATTGACCTGGGATTTTTTAGCGCCCTTGCTGATGTTAGGCTTGCTAAATGTGGCCACACTCACAAGCATATCTTCATAATATAATCCTATAGCTGCACTAGCACTACCTGCCCCCTGTATGTGATTTATTCTACAAAAATCTCTAGCCAGAGCGCAGTCAATCTGTTTAACCATGCACTTGCGAGCATGTAATTTATGTATGGCACGCCCCAATATAACAGCCAGCCTGCTGCGCACAAGATTTGGATTGAGTATCCATTCATCTTCAAATATAGTGATCAACCTTATACCTTGGGATTCACAGTTTTGCATCTTGTGTTTGTGATACATTTTGTGTTTACCCTGCAATTCACTATGCCAATATAACCCGCAATATTCAATAGCCAACCGTTTGTGAGGAATATAAATGTCCAACTCCAACGGAGATATCTGATTCCTATCTCCACTTATGATGAGCTGATTGGGCAAAATCTCACGCACATATGATAACAGGTCAAGTTCAGCATCACTTTTGACTTTTTCCGGCCTACATACAGGACACATATCAGATCGGAGTTTGCTGGGTGTGAAATACTGTCTAGTCAAATTAAATTGATTATCACAGGAGTCGCATTTAATTGTTACGACATTTGCTTCCAATTTAATAAATTCTAGGCCAGATAATTGGACAGCTTGATGTAATTTATCAAGGCTTTGGGAACTCTTTTTAAGATTTGCAATTTCCCGTGCCTTTCTCATAGCTTCCAGACTTGCATGGGTGTGCTTTTTGCCTCTCATACCGCTGCCAAACAGATATCCTCTGTCACGTAGTGTTTGTTGGGCTTTGGCTGCACGTTGTTTTACAAGATCTGGATGTTGTTGTGCATATGCATTAACACCTTGACCGATTTTATTTCTTGCTTGTTCATTCACAGTGCTACCTGTGCGAGGATGAATCCCTTGCTCTTTGTATCGTTGTTCTCTCTTGTCCACAGCTTTATGGATTTTATCCAAGATAATAGGATCTGTCACCTTGACACCTTTGTTCACTGGTATTCGGCCAGTGTTCTTTTGTGAAATAACTTCTTTGGACAGTTGGGACATTTTATTTCCAAAATTGGGGTTATTCTCACCCTTGTTCTGTTCACTGCGTCTAGCCCTATATTCTGCGCTAGCCAAACTATCATCACCAAAATCTTGTTTGTATTTTGCACTTGTGGTTTGATGAACGGTCTTCAAATGTGAACTAGATATGAGATTATTGAAACTGGATTGGCATAATTGACATATTACTGGCAGGGGAGTATCTCCTAAACTTATTTAGTTATATAGCAATATCTATCCATAAACAAGTGCTGAACACTGGTGATTCACTGCCATAACAGCCACAAACAAAAAGCGGAGCATCAAACTCCGCTTTTTTGCTCTTGAATCAATCTTTGACACAACAGCATTACACTGTATATTATGAATATAACAACCCTATTAGTTGGTAAAAATGGAACACGATGATATTGATTGGGATCAGGATCCAGAAGTAATTTATGCCCGTGCTAGGTATCAGGCTGCTGGAGTAATGACCAAATATGCTGTGGATCTCATGGAATATTACAGCCCAAACATGGGCAAAAATATTGCCCTAGGACTAGCCATTGAATCTATTAGTGAGACTTTGGGCAATCTCATCAGCTTGGTCAAAGAGGATCACCAAACTGAAGTTATTGATACTGCTCATCAGGTGATGCTGCAAGGTATCATCAGTCAGCAAAAAATGATTGCTGAAATTACCTATGGCCAAGTGGGCACAGGCTAACTTGGGGGATTTTGTTTGAGCAAATCTTCCAAGAAACAATATTTGTCATAATGGTTGATTTTAGTATCAACCCAATAATAAACCTGTGGATTTTGGCTTAAAATCCACAGTTCAAATCCATATCTATAGGCATGATTGCCAGGCCACAACTGCTGTTCATGAGTATAGGTTCTGGTATCCAGGGGCTCAACCAAGCCTCTGATATAATCAGACCGTGCCCAAAAGAAATTGCCACTAACAATAGGATGATTCACAGAGTGTGCATCCTGCATCCCCACCACCTGATAATCATCAAGTAATCTGATTGCTTGTGGCCATTGATTAATATGATAATGATTGAGTAACTGTTTCCAGGCCAGCACTGTTTCAGATGCAGTGGTGATACCTTTGGTATGAATATACAATGCTAGAAAATCTTCCTTTTGGCTGGCATCATGCAAATACTTGAGAGTCAATCCTTCAAAAATATTTGCATTGATATCTCTTATTTCCAAGATAGTTACCCAGGGATACCTCCTGCTCATGTATTCATGAACTCGTTCGCCAAAATTTATAAAATTATTGGGATTTGCTTCACTGGTATAGGGGAGATTGCCAAAGCCGGTCCAAAACTTGGGCATTGTAAATGTTACATACACACCAGCACAGTCTGATAGCTTGCTGTTTTTGATCATACCCAACTGCTCATCCACATACAAGGTCCATGATGCTGCTCTGATATCAGGGGGTATGAAAACATGATAGAAAACTTTGACTTTCATGTGTAATTGTAAATTGTTGACATAGAGAAAGTCTATATCTTTGATTTGGGCACCCATTCCAAATTATCTCTCTCCACATAAATACTCAACGACAAAGCATTCGTGGAGACTTTTATATGGTAGAGACACTTTCCAAGTTTGGCGTTCCTATTAACGGAACAAGAACTGGTCAATTTATGCCCAAGATCAAGCACCGTTTCCGTGTGCGAGTGATCAATTTTGGGCCCATAGCTGGAGGACTGGAACTCACACAGCAAGTGATGACAGTTACCCGACCCAACGTGACATTCAGTTCTGTAACTATTGAAAGTTACAACAGCAAGATGTACTACGCCAGCAAGCCTGAATGGGCAGAAATCACACTCACTGTGCGTGATGATATCACCAACAGTGTGAGCAAGCTGGTGGGCCATCAGTTGCAAAAACAGATGAACTTTTTTGAACAAACCAGCGTGGCTGCAGGCATCAACTACAAATTTACTACTATTTTGGAAATCATGGATGGTGGTAATGAAACTGTATTTGAACAATGGACACTGGAAGGTTGTTTCCTCAGTGGCACAGATTATCAGGACCTGGATTACACCAGCAGCGATCCTGTGACAATCAGCATGACAATCAGATTCGATAATGCCACATTGGCTGATGGACTCATGGAGTTGAATCCACAGACCAAATCTGGGGTTACAGTAGGCTAACGGGTAACCAATGGTTGAATTAACAGGCCTCTTGACATCCACGACAGGGGGTGCAGTCAACACCATTGGTGCCAACCTTTTTGGTGGTTCATCTGGTACCAGCGGCGGCAATCGCAGCTATCTGAGAGGACTGCCTCTCATGTTGAGACCCAGCAGATATGCTACTGTTCACAACAAGGCAGGCAGAGCTATTTTGGCAATGCCTCGCCAAAAGTTTATGTTCTATGCCACTTTCAATGCTGGTACCAAGCTCAGCCGTCATCCTGATTTCACCAGCTGGCAACAAGGATTTGCCTTCCAGATTGCCAAAGTGGATAGGCCCAAAACTACTCCTCAGATCAAATCTCTCAACCAATACAATCGCAAAAGATTGGTGCATACAGGTATTGATCATGGAGATCTCACCATCACCCTACATGACACTGTGGATGACAGAGTTTTGAGAGTTTGGCGAGATTATTACCAATGGTATTTTGGTGATGGTAGACCCAAAAATAGTGCAGACAGTTGGAAAACTCCTGTTATTCAAAAGAAA